AAAATCAAAGCAATGCACACTAGGCCAATAGCTGAAACAGTTCCACAACTGAAGCTTGTCGACCGACATATCTGGCACTTCGGATCTAGAAAGATGTTTTTGGAAAAACGCTGAGATAGGCAATCTATAAAAGACGGCACCATTTGGAAGCATCGCATGAAAAAGCAAAGCCCTTCCACTAATGCTAGCAATACCGAAAACAACACAGTCTGACTCGCCGGCACGACTATCTTCCATATCATATAAATACTCTGTCCTAATTTTACAGTATATTGGCGGAATGTTTGCGTTAAGGTATGCCATGTCATTATTTTATTTCTCCCCAATTGGGGCCTGATTCGTAATCTACTTTGTTTGGAACTTCTAAATTTACTGCCTGTTCCATTATTTGTTTTATTTTATCAGCATGTGATTCTGATTCAATAGAAAAATCTAGTTCATCATGTATCTGTATGTGTGCTATAATACCTTCTTTATGTAGATCAACCATAGCTCTTTTAGTCATATCAGCAGCTGAACCTTGTATTAATCTATTCAAAGCTTTATATGTAAAAGCTCTTCTTAATGCATTGTTGTGCCAATAATTTTTCTTTGGATTACCATTTTTATCTTTAATTACATTATCCTCTAAATCTTTTAGATATGGTCCCATAGCTTGTAGTTCTTTTATTCTCTCATGATCTTCAGGTGGTACATAAGTTCCCCAATCTGATCCTTTTAATACAGGTTCGTATTTAGGAAAACGACATCTTCTTCTAAGTAACGTCCTGACCATACCTTTATTCTGTGCTATGTTCATAATTCTATTTGTAAGTTGTTTTACAAATGGGACTTTATTGTGATACTGTCTAAATAGTTCTTCTGCTTTTTCTTTTGATACACCTAACTCTGCCTGTAACTTTGCTTTACCCATTCCATAGAATAAACCTAAGTTAATTGTTTTAGCTTGTGATCTAGGTATCTCAGCCATCTCAGCAACAATTTTGTGAAAGTCTGCACCCGCATCATTATTATATGCATCTGCAATTGTGTATGCACTTGGTAATTCTGCTTTTATTCCATAGTGTGCAACAAGTCTTGGTTCCTGTTGTGAGTAATCAAAGCAACCCCACTTACAATCTTTTTCTGGAATAAATAATGATCTTAGTAATGGTCCTGTATCGGGATCTCTTGCAGGTATTTGTTGTAAGTTTGGATGGTGATAACTAAATCTTCCTGTAACTGTACCGCCATCATCGGATCTAATTTGATTTATATCTGCGTGTATCCTACCTGCATATTCATATTTAATTATAGAATCTATAAAAGTTGTTCTAACCTTGTTTATTTTTCTAGCTTCTGCTATCATACGAACTAATGGATGTTTATGGTTAGCAATAAAATTTTTTGTAAAAGATGGCTCGTTTGATTTCTCAGTTCTGGAATACTCTAGTTTTAATTTATCAAAGAGTGGTGCAATACTTCTTGCTGCCATTAACTGAATTTCTACTCCACTTTCTTTTTTTATTCTTTGGAGTAACATATCTTCTTGTAGCTGTAATTGTCGCTTCAATTCATGGGCTCTGCTCACGTCCACTTTCACCCCAAGAAATTTCATGTCAACAAGACAAGGAAAAAGATCAGTCTCTAGATTAAATACATCTTGAAGATCATCTTCAATAATTTGTTTTTTAAATTTTTGCCAAAGTTCTAAAGTTAGTTCAGCATCAGCTTCAGCATACTCACCTACTGCCATCGGTGGTAACTTCCACATATCAGCTTTAGGATCTAGTCCTCTTTCTTTTGCAGCTTTAATTAATTGTGCTTCACTTTTACCTCTTCCAAGATAATGCCATGAGCATGCATTTAAAGTATATTGAAATCTATTTTCATCAATTAACGATGCAGCAATCATGGTGTCTATTATTAAACCATTGATTTTTATACCTAATTTACGTATCCAACATACGTCGTACATGGCGTTATGAAATATTTTTGTAGCAGGTGATGCACACACATCTCTAAACCAGGACAATACTTTGTCTCTGTCCATATTGGGTCCTTCACCATGTGCAATCGGAAAATAACCTTTCCAACCATCAACAGCAACAGCTATACCAACTATCTCTCCATTGTTTCTCATGACCCCTGAACCCAGTTTCTTTAAATCTGGATCTCTCGTCTCCAAGTCAATTGCAATTTCTTCTGCTTGTCTTAAATCAGGAAATTCTTTTGGTGGTAGCCATTCTGTTTGTGGTAATATCATTTTTTATCTTTCAATTTTTTTATTTCTAATTGACAATAGTGAATTATTTTCTCTATATCTTGTATACCATTTTTATTCTTATAACGACATACATACTTGATAACATTTCCTTGAAAAAAAGAAAGGTCATTTTTAGATATAAATTCATAGGGTTGAATGTGAAACGATTTATAATGATTCCCGCCTATCTGTTTATTTTGTGGGAATGCATCATCGAACATATCTTTACTGGTCATATTTGATACTCCTTATCTTTGTATTTAGTTTTTAGTTTATATAAATTATTACGAGCTCTCGTAATTCCAACATACCAAACACGATGCTCTTCATCTGCTTTGGCTTCACTTCTTTTAATTGCATTTTGTACTTTCAATCCTTGATGCATGGACAATATAACATTGTCCTCTTCACCACCTTTTATAGCATGTATAGTAGATAACCATATTCTAGCTTTACTGTCTAAATCTTCTCCCTGTTCTATTAAACTTTGTATGTAATTTTTTTCTCTTTCAGGCATTTTAGTAAACAAATCATACCAATTATATTTTTCTGTAATTACTTTTTTATTTGTGTAATCTAGTATTTCTTTCCAATCTTTTTCTTCTAATTGGACATCATTATTGACCCAATTTAGATATTTTTTTATTGTTTTATATAAACCAACTCTAAAACTTTTACCTTTATTACTTTGATAGTATACATATTTTGAAGATAACTCCTCCATTATACCCAGTAAATCATCTTTAGTTCTAGTTAATATCAACCACTTGCCTTTTGACAAATCTACTTGACCTAAACTAGATATGTACTGACACTCACCTTCAAAATTTCTAGGTAAATATTTTTTATTTTTACGTAATCCTCTTATTCTTGATATTGGAGTTTCTGATTGTAATTGTATTTTTTTAGCTATTCTTTTTGATTGACCTAAAACTTTTTCTTTTGCAGGTTCATTTATAAATGTATTAACATCTGCTCCAGCCCATGCAAAGATAGCCTGATCATCATCACCTGCTAAGTAAATATCTTTTGTTGTTTCTTTTATTTTATCATAAAGCTTCCAATGTAATGGAGATAAGTCTTGTGCCTCATCAATAAATACTACATCAAACTTTGGAATCTTATTATAATCAATCAACATTTTAATCATGTCATTGAAATCAAATAGTTTGTGGTATTGTTTATATACTAAAAAATTTCTGTAGATGTGATCTAAGGTGTCCCAATTTATTTCTTTTCTGTCATGTTCAGCTAAATTAAATTCTTCTTCAATATCAATATCTTTATTGACTGCTCTGTTTATCAATTGAAAGTATGGATTGTTACAACTTAAGTAAGTAGATTCTTCTTCGTTATATTTATCTACATAAGAAACTCTTATACCTAATTTTTTACCTAATAATTCATAGTGAATAGGTTGCATTACATTCTCTTCATTTAACTCTAATGTTTTATATGCAAAAGAATGAAACGTTTGAAAGTACGGTAGTTTCTTATCTTCTACAGGCATTCTTTCTTTTGCTTCTTTAGCTGCCTTTCTTGTAAAAGCAAAGTATCCAATACGATCTAATCTTGTGCCTGATCTTTGATAAGCTCTAGCTCTATTAATTAATCTGTACGTCTTACCTGTACCTGGAGGACCATAATATTTATATATCATGCTATATCTTCTCCATCATACTCAAGTATTTCTTGTGGTGGTTTTTCTTTTGCAAATTGATTTACTTCTATTTCTATGACCCATAAATTTGGATTAGGTTTTTCTTGTCCTTCTGCTTTTGGATATCTTTTCTGTTTGTATTTAGCTTTAAATTTTTCTTTTACATACTCCAACGTCTTATCACTTTTCATATTCCAACTTGATCTCGATAATTCTTTATAAAAATGTGACCATGTAAAATATGCTAAATCAGTTTTCTCATCTATATAAACAGAACCTTCTTCAAAAGATCTAAATGATCTAGCTTGTGGACCATTAATCCATTCTTGAATTTCTTTAAATAAAATTCCTATTGGTTGTGTTTCTATTTCCGGAAATTCTATCTGAGCTGTTAACAAATGAGAGTTTATCATTTCAGTAAATTTATTATTTTTTAATGTAGGCGGTAGATAATTAGCATGAGCTGCTAACAAAGATTTAATTCTTTTTTGATCTACTAAATAGTCTACATGTTTTGCATGTATAATTTTTATTTTACCATTAGGCATCTTGACATGCATGTCATAAGCAGGATCTGGTTTGTATTCCCATTTTGTAATACTGACTATTTCAGGCCATGCTTGTAATGCACCTTTTCCTATTCCATACTTTCTAGATCTACATACATTCTTGTGACAGTTTGTATTTACAGGTTTACCATGACATTTAAAACCTGCTGTATCTTTTTTCCAAAGTTTTATTTTCTCTTGTACTTTTTTACTGTCCCAACTTTGATCGTATAAAATTAATTCTGCTGCTTTATCTTCAACAACTTTTTCCCATTTATCAGAATACTTTTTCTTAGCCCATGTCATTAAGTTATAAACAAATTCATCTCTACCATCTGGTAACTTATTATGCTTGACTCCAGGATTATCTACATCAACATAAATACCCTCCTTAAGTTCACTACATATTATTCCTAAACATGGTGGACCATCTTTAAATTCATCATCTTCATTCTTTAAAACTTTTTCTATACTATCTGTACCAATGTTTTTTAATTCTTCTTTACTTCTAGCATTTAAACTTACACACTTTATAAATGTATCAAAATCCATTTCTCTTCCATCTGTATACAATGCAACTCTTTGATCCTTGTTGAAGTATGGAAGATTTATAAAATGACCATTTGATTTATTTCCATCTTGTGATTTTAATGTTGTTTGTTTTGGAAATATTTCAGTCTTTGCAGGCAGACCTAATATAAATAACATATTGTCTAAAAATTCTCTTATATCTGCTGCCTTAACTTTTTCTCTAGCAAACACATA